GAACATAAGATTGGGAAGGATAGAACCGACCCCATCAACTGCCCGTTAGTCTGCATGGCAGGCTCAATCTCATATCCTCTGGATAGATGAGCTTTTGGTGATAGATAACCTTTCTCAGGTGATCAATCTCCTCTTGCGACCAAACATCTCCCTTAGCCTCTGCTTCTTGCAGTAAGGCTTCAAAGGATGCTGTGGTGGAACCGAAGTCCTGACCATCGGTGGCCCCAGAGTAATCTCCAGAGTTCCAGTTGGTGAAGAGATGGTTCATACCAATGGCCTTCTCTCGCTCAAGAATTCCTATGAGATGCGTGATCCCGACTTCTTCGCCAATCAAAGCGAACTGAGGATACTTCCTCAGTCGTTTGAACATTGCGCGTTGGACATGTCCCGCAAACCAGTATCGGAGCGCGTTTCCCTTTGTAATCAACCGGACCTTTAAGGGCTCCGGTAGAGGGACAACTCCTACCTCAAACGCATCATCTTTGAGCAGAGTGATAACTTCATCCACAGTTGGACTTACCTGTCCTTCTATGGTTACCACTCTCCCGGGGGCTGTCTCTGCCATCTGAAGTAAATCAGGTGTCATGACTGACAAGCCCCTCCTCCTGGGATATAGGTAGGCCTTCCTATCCATTTCTAATGGTAGGGGGTCAACCCCAAGCTCTCTAGCTGTGCGTCGTAGTTGCGCTATCTCTTCCTGAGTCATCACTTTTAGTGGCTCAGGCCTATCTGGCATATTTCTTGCCTCATTGATCCTTTCACGGATGATCTCCATGCCCCCCCCCTTGGCTCGGCTACCCAATTTGACCCCTCGTTGTGTAACGTAGGGTTGGGCCGCGTTGGCGGAAGGAGTCACGAAAGTCTTCTGAATCTTGATCCCTCTCCATATTCTATGGTACATGGGATCTCGCTCGGAGAGATCATACCAACTCACCTTTATGGGAGTTGATGTCAACTGCGTTCTGTGCTTTAAGAGGGAGGCCTTGATTGTAGCCTTCGTAACCTCTTCGGCACCACGCTTTGGTCCCTGTAGCCAGTTCCACCACAGACGAAGGTTGTGAGATTTAACATCTCCCTTCCGCGTGTACTGTTTACAGAGTGACCTCAAGTATCGCTTCGCACCCCCCGA